TTAAATAATCTATTATATGCTTTTGCCCAATGACTACTTTTGCTTATGTATTGTTCGGCTTCTTTCCATGGCCTGGATAAAATATCAATTGCATACATATACGCAAATTCTGGACTACGCATTATAATAGGTTCTAATTTTTTCATTCTTTTGTTTTTAGATCTGGCGTATTTAAAAGCAAATTCTGGTTCATTAATGAAACTGGATAATAATTTTTTATCTTTTGTTTTTTTATAACGTTTCCAAGCAAATAGCGGGATTTTTATTCTATCACTGTATCCTAATAGTTCTTCTTTGTTTGTGTGTAATTTATATAGATTCATATTACTATTTATTTTTTTGTTGTGCTAATATTTCAGCTAACAATTCATTGCGATCCATTATTGTACCTTGCACTTCTTCAACTAACTCCGGTGCATTTTTTAATTTATCAGCCTCTAATTTTGCTTTCTTTAGCTGTAAATCAATCATTTTTAACTTTTTATTTATTTTAGCTGTTTTAGCTGTGATGGCATGGCCCAAGAATTGTGATGCTATTCCTAAAATGTCGCCAGCAGATCTAGAATCCACTTGATAACCCAAATCTAATATTTCTTCAAATGCTTTTTTTGCGCTTTCAGATAATGCATCCATTTCTGAGTCGTCGGCATCCAATCCTTTAACTCGTGTAAGAGCCTTATCTATTTTTTCTACCGTCGTTAATGTCTCATTTGATAGTTGTTTTACAGTAGGTGATGGTGTATCTGAAATATCATTGGATATATCGGGTAGGTTAAAAAGTGTTTCTAAGTTTTTATTTTTCATAGTATTATTTATATTTACAGTTATCTCCATGCCACCTTTTATAATTTGCAGGCCCTACGCCAATATAATCACAATGTGGACATTTGTATGTGTGCTTTTTCTTATAGTCTTCGCTGGTTAGAGTGCCTTTCATTTTTGCTCGTAATTTGGGCAAAGTTTCATACTTATATTTGTCACTATTAATTGTTTGTTGATAACGTCTTTTTTGTATTACCCCGGAAGTTTCTTTCCAATCCACAGAATTTATATTTTCTGTACGTTGTTGCATTGCTGGTTTCCATACTTCTTCTATCCATTTAATATCTGATTTAGTGTTTAATTCTTTTTCTTTTGCCTGTTTTCCTACTGTCTTTTTCCAGTCTGGATCAAGCCTGGCTGATTTGATATTATTAGATTTCGACACACCCAAAGTCTTTTTCCATTTGGGGTCATTTATAATTTCTTTATATTTTCTAATCTTTTCTTTACCTATTGTCTCTTTCCATTCTTTTGAGGATTTTGTTTTAGATTGTTTTTCCCTTTGTATTTTTCCAATAGTCTCTTTCCATTCTGGGTTATTAATAGTTTGTTTTTGATTTATTCTGGCTTTTTCATTATAATGAAATCCCAACACACCATTTTTTACATTGTAAAATATTGGGTTAATAGCCGCCGAGTGAGTTAGATGCAACTCGTTTTCGTGTATTTCTGCGAGTTTGCGAGTTGGCCATATTTCTATTATTACTTTTTCAAAATTAGTTATACTGTGGTTTTTAATTGCGTTGGTTAATATAGTGCTTGATCCCATATAGGTATCATTATATGGATTACACGAACATGATCGAACACCTATGTAGTATTTTTCTACTAATGGTTTGAGATTTGTGATTAAATATGTATAGTGATATGTCATGTTATATCCTTTCCTAATATTTAGTTCAGAATATAAGGAATTTGTTATTTCCTAAATAAATCGTGTTCAGTCACAATTCGGAAAGTAATACCAACACGCTTACACCATGCTTTAGCGGATGCCCATTTACAATGATTGATTGCTACTGTTGCTCGTTGCTTTTGATTCATCTTACCTTCTATTATACTTTGTTTATAGGGTTTTATTTCTATAAGTTCGGTTATTACTTTACCCTTTTTATCTTTATATTTTATTAAAAAATCTGGAACATAAGTTGTGCCTTTGCCTGTGAATGGATGTTTATAAGGAATACGTATAGATTCGCTTGCCCATTCTAATATATTTGGGTTAGTGTCACAGAAATTAGCGAAGTGATATTCCCATGAACTACGCATTTGAATAGAGCCTTTGCCTATATATTTTTCAGGATGTTTTGGTTTAAAAATACCTTGTTTGTATTTATTTGCCACTAAATTATTACACTTCGCCCAGTATAGAAATTTGGAGTTCCTAAACCCTGCACACCTAATAAAGTTGAATTTGATCTTATTCCATTTAAGTAATATGCCAATGAAGAGGATAATGTTAGACCTGTTTGTCCTTTCATTGTTTCTACGATAGAAGTAGGAGATATACCAGATCGAGCCGCAACTTGAAATATAGATTGTGTGAAATTCTCAGCAGTTTTAGGATCTTTCATTGCTTTCTTAAAAAAACTTATAACAATTTCATATTCATTACTATTAAAATCTACTGGTATATGTGTATAATCATTAACAAATCTAATATTATTAGCATCACTATAGACTACATCATTTAATGTGTTTCCGTTTGTTATTTTCATATTTATCTCACGTAATACGGATGAGGTTTTGCTTGGGTGGATACTTTAAGATCAGTTGAATTCTGTTCTTGCTTACCTTTTGGAAATACAGATCCAGCCTGTTTTTTAAGGTTATTAAGAACTCCTGGTAACTGTTTTTTTGCCTGATTCAACACATCCGATGTTAATATTTCCTTTACACTAGCATTTGAATCTTTAAATGATTTAATTTGGCGCCCAATACTTAACGCTGAACCAACTAAATTGTCAGCACTCAGATCCTCAAACGTATCAAGTATGCCTCCCTGTCCAAAAATACTAGCAGATGAACCAGGCTGAGACAATGAACTCTTTGTTAAATCATATCTAGCTTGATCCATAAAACCTAATACTTCAGGACCAATTTTACCCCTTCCGTATTTAACAGCTTCATATTTTACTTCCATTGTGTGCGTCATTGTACCATTAGCTTGAGTATAATCATATGTGTCATGTGTCCATGATGATATCATTGGATTTACGAGTGTGTAAAGAACATAATTTCCTCTACTAAAACCGTAGATTTTAATATCCTTAAAGAAAGCCTCTTTAATTGGCCCTGAATTGCTTTGGGTTGTTTTACCCCAAGTATTTTCAAATCTACTAGTATCGTAAATATCACGTTTAGTATATGCCATGCTATTGCTGTTTTGACTATTATACTCATAATTCGTATCAGCGAAGTAATACTGATAATAATTATGCCACATTGATCTAACAGTGTCACTAGAATCATCGTGTAATTTTAATTGAACAGGTCTATATGTTAACTTATTATGAACTACTCGTTTACGATTATATTGAATATATTCCTCAGTGCCTAAATCAAATGCCGGTAGTTGTGCTGTCATTACTAATGCGCCTACTAAACCTTTATCTGTAGATGAAGATGGAACATTTAATGTGAAAAAAACATGAAATGAAAATTTGGTTGTTGGTGCGTTAGCAAATCCATCTGAACGAAATAACTTGGATGCATGTGTATAATCCTTTACGTTTTCCGTGCCGAATAATCCATCTATTAAATCAGAACCAAAATTATCAAATATACCCATTATACTACCTTTTTGTTGAAAATATTTATGCATGTTAATTGTAACATTATAATTAATACAATGTTACAAAACACTAGTATTTAACTAACACTATCGCCTATTGATCTTCCTACATCAGCACCAACGCCAGTTCCAAGCGGAGTTTGCAATGCGTTATCAAAACGAAGCGTTAATGAGATAGTAGCAATATCTGATTGCGCATAATCTAACGATCCATAATCAACGGCTTGTAAATAACAACCATATATTTCCCATGTCTCAAGAACAGTAGGTTCAAATTGTCCATTACCACCGTCAAGCATCTCTAGACGTGTTGTAAATTTATAATCTATACCTGCGGCCGCACTTGATTGTTCCATGAAGTCTAATTGTTTCTGTAATTGTTCACCTACTAACTTAGCTACTGCACCAGTGGCATCATCACGGATTTTACAGGTTATATTCTGCCATTCATGCTTACCTAATAATCTAACTTGGCTATTATATACATCCAAATTAATATCAGCAAATGAAACATTAGGACGGGTAAAATCCATTACTTGTTTTGTTAATTCCGTTCTGGGTGCTGTTACACCTAAGTTTTCAAAAATAACTCTGAAGCGATATTGTAACTTCGGCATTAACAAACCCTGGTTACTCGCTGACTGATCACTTGATAAATCTACTGACATTCTTGTCAATGATGATACACTCATAATTTTATTCTCCTATTTAATACTTATTTATTAATTTTATGGAGAAATTTTCGAGCCCATTTTACTTCTTTTAAAACTTTATGCAAATATCACATAGGATTGAAAAAACAATCAAAATAATTCATATCCAAAGCCAATCTCATTGAATGTTTTTCCTATTACTTCTTCACCTAACTTGTTTAAATATTCACATTGTAAATACGATTGTCTTCTTATGGTTTTATTATTGTTAGCTTTACACCACTTTCTTAAAGATGTATGATTTAATTCCTTATTATACGCTATAACCGCTTCTTTAGTTGTTATGAAATTTCCCCACGGAGTTATGTATTCTCCTTTCACTGACGGGTGATTTAATCCTGATCTATTCTTGATCATTTTTTCTATTGATGATTGCTTATGCTTCTTGTTATACATTGCATTTGATTTTCCCTTGAATTTTCCCTTTCTCTGTTCAGATAATTTTTTCTTGGTTTCAATCGATGCTTTTTTACCTAAGTTACATTGTCTTAATTTTTCTTTTGTTTCTTTGGACACTACTTTTCCTTTATGTGCCTTGCCTATTTTATCTCTATGCATTTGCGTCATTGGTGTTTTTGGAAAACATTTCTTACATAATTTACTAGTAAATTTACTAGGTGTAATATATTGTCTATGTATATCAAATTCGTTTCCGCATTTACATTTAATGTGAACTCTGTTATTAACCATTTTTAAAAATGTATATTCATTATCACTTAATAAGTTTTTAATTCTTTTTATTGATTTGGCTGTTTTAATTTTATTCGTTTTTATACTTGCAATACTAATTTGTTTCAAAGATTCATCACTATGCTTACAACCCTTGAATGTGAATGTATTATCATTTCTAGATAATTTCTCAATTTGTAATAATACTATTTGTCTCTTTACTGATTCATATACTTTAGCTGTTATTCGTTGTGATTGCTTTTCTGTATGAATCATTCTCCAAAAACTATATGTCATTTTTACTTTATTAGTTCCACTAGTGAATTTTGTTAACAGATGATGACATACATAATGTTCTTTGGCTGTTAATAGAACTAAATTATGTTTTGATTTTATATACAAAGGATATAAAGACTTAGGAAATATATGATGTGATTCGTAATATATTCCGCAACCTTTGAATCTAGTTTCTTTTTTTGCTTTTAATATAATGTTCTTATATAATTTATAATACTTGTTTTTTGTAAATATCTTCATATATCTTCACTAAATTATTATTAACTTTTCCTTTTAATGCTTTTTTAATTAACATATTATGGTCGCCATAATTTTCCCATAAATGTAACAGTTCTATTCCTTGTGAGTTGCAAAGTTCCTCCTTATTTTGATGATATAAAAACCATTGTATCTTACTTCCGTAT